GGCAGGTTAGGCAGAATCCAATCGGGATAAGACTCACGATCTAACAACAGCCAAAACGCCATGTCAGCACTAAATGAGGCGCGCCTTAACGCTCTGTAATACTCGTTAAGACTTATGCAGTAAGCATCGAGAGCAGAGTAAGTATCAAGGTCTATGACCTTCTTGCTTCTCGGTGCTGGTCGCTTCTTAGCTGCCATGACTTTATTTTCCCTTAACTAATACCTCAAGCATTGCTTCGACACGCGTTAAACGGTCATTCATTGATGAGCCACCATTGGGCTTTAGTTCTGCTAGATAGTGCTTAACCAAGAACTGTAGAAACGCAGCTGTGCCGCCGAGTACAGTAACAATGCCAACGGCAATCGCTGAGATATCTACCGCGCTCATTACTTTTTAGGGCTCGCGTATCCGAATACTCCTGCCACAATTGAACCGAGAATAGAGCGATAGTCCAACGCAAAGTTAGAGGTTGTTCCCCATACTGCTAGGAACGCTCCTAGAGATACAACTGCTGGGTGTTTCATATTCATAGTGTGCCGCCTAACATTGGGATATTAAAGAACGAACCATCTGTATCGCCCTTCTTAGTGAAAGAGATATGGCAATGAGCGTGGTGCGGATTGCTTCCACGATATTTTCTCCAGCGAAAGCCCAAGCGAGCTGATGCGATGCGACCGTTGAAGATGACATAAGCAATGCGCTTGTCAGACTTTGCTGCGTGTCGAATCTGATCCGCAAGGTCAGGCATGAGGTCAGGCTTTTTCTTTCCAGATAAATCCCTGTCAATATCAATGGCTCTGACATAGGCGATACCATCGACTGCATTCTTGTAATCAGGGTTATGATCAGAAGGGCGCGCTGAATGACGGGTATCGCCAATCCACCCGTCTGAGGTTCGATCTCTGTCTGGATAAGTATCATCGAACTGTTCCCTTAATTGCTGTCCCGCTTTACATAATCTCGGCTGCACAAGTCTCACACTCCCATCGCTTCTGAGAATTAAGAAGTAAAGCTTCATGACCGCACTCAGGCATTGGAGCAATGAAAGCATCGTCTATAGGGTCATAGGTGTAACCAATAGATGCGTAATTGTAGCGAAATCCGTTGGTAAAAGCATTGTAGGAAGTTCTTACGCAAGTCTGCCCTCTAAAATTGCCATACCATTCTTCAGGCGTTAAACCATCAATAACTTCTGTTTCATCTTTACCAACAATAACTTCAGTAACAATGTTGTTATCATCTAAGAACGCATAATGAGCCATTAGACAGTCACCGTTCCTGTTCCCGCTGTAAACTTGTAAATCTTATATCCGCCTGAAGTTGTAAGTGTGTAAGACAACCCACCGCCAATAGTTGTTAAGTCAGCGTTTGTGCTTGGATAGCGAATAATAACAATTCCTGAACCACCTGCGCCTGAGATAGAACTTCCACCTCCTGAACCACCTGTGCCGCCGTTGCCAGTATTTGCAGCTCCGTCAGTTGCGCCTGATCCTGTTCCAGCACCGCCGTTGCCGCCAGTTGAATAAGTTACTGAACTACCAGAATATGAATTAGCAGTACCAGAACCACCTGCGCCTGCTGCTGATCCGCTAGGAGTTGATCCAGCGCTAGATGCTCCACCGCCACCACCGCCGCCGCCTTCGCCGCCAGCCGTGTAACCACCAGTTGCGCCATTGTTACCTTGTGATGGACTTGTTGATGGAGTATTTCCAGCGCCGCCAGCAGCAGCTACATCTGCACCTAAACCGCCACCGCCTGAACCACCGGCTGCACCGGTTCTTTCGACTATTGCGCTTCCGCCACCGCCGCCGCCAGCAGCAGTTATTGTGCTAAATACGCTATTGCTTCCACTAGCACCTCTTAAAGCAACGCTAGTCTGACCTGCACCACCAGCACCAACTGTAATTGTGTAACTACTTAGCGGAGTAACGCTAAAACCTGTTGCAGTTCTAAATCCACCTGCGCCACCGCCGCCGCCGCGACCAAGACCACCGGCAGCAGCTCCAGCAACAACTAAATAATCAACTGAAGTAGTAGCAGGTAAACCGCTAGGAGCGTAAAGCGCTGATGTAATGCAACCAATCATTATCCGATTGCTCCAGAAACATACCAAGTATCAGTCGCAGTCTTAATGCAGACCGCAGTTTTGTATTGAGCCAAGGTTGGAGATGCAGGGACTGAGCCAGCTGAAAGTACTGTAGTAGTACCTGAAGTTACTGCGCTGATTGTCACAGCCCCTGCACCCTTATTAAGTATAGTGATGGCTGTGCCTACTGGGAAGGCTACAGAGGCATTGGTAGGCAGTTTGAACGCTACGGCTGTTGCCTTGTTCATAGGTACTAGGGTCTGATACTGGTCGGTTAGGACTGCTGTGTAATCTGCTGTCTGATCTGAACCAACTGTAAAGGCGATGAGCCCGTTAAACATTGCAGCTGTAAGAATGTCTCCTGTTGCTGCTGGGAAGCCTGTTGCCATTTATATCTCCTAGTAAGTCATTGCACTAACGCCAATTATACCGCGTTCCGTGCTTCCTATAACGAATCCATCGGTTATGGGTTCGAGTGTTGTTACCTTTACTGTCATTGCGTTGGGGCTAATCTCCCAAGCCAAGCCCTGCACTTGCAGAGTCTTGACGATGGTTGAGCCATCAGGCTGAACATTGGTTATCTTGACATTGTCAAAGTAATCCAAGCCAATCATTGTGTTTGTTGGGACTGCTGGGTCTAAGAGATCAACAGTTATAGCATTGATGCGGATAGTGGTCTCTGCTCTAGTGGCTACATAGGTTGCAGCGATATTCAGGGCATTGGCATCAGTATCGATTACCAACTCCTGAGCGCTGTACTGGTGAGGGAAGTATCGGGTGACTGAGGCTGCGTTCTGAGCGAACTGGGCTGTGCCACCATAACGCTGCATAGAAGCCTGATTGATAATGAGCTTGTCATCGAAGGCGAATACTAGGTTTGTGTAAGGGATACCTGTGGTTTGGTTGAACTCTGTCGGAGTTGCACCGATAGATGACACAACGGTATTGCGAGACTTGAATACTGCTGTGCCTGATGGGTCGATATAGAAAGCGCCCTGCTCAGAGAACTCTGCGTTTTTCATAGCTTCTAGGGAAGTGCGAAGCGTTGCTGGGTCAGCGATGCAGTTTGAGTTGCCTGTAGCAATTGTTCTCATGCTTGCTGGGAAGGATATCTGATCTAGTATCTTGCCAATACGAGTGCCGGTTGATTGACCTGCTCCTGAGTCGGCTACGGTCTGAACCTGAGCCAAGTTGAACAAGCGGAAGGCATCAGCAACATAGATATCTACATATCCAATCTCTTGCCCTTGAGGATAGGTGTATCGATACTCTGTTGTATAGCCTGAGAATAAGAACTTCTGAGTTGTGGCAGTTGTGGCTGCAATGCGTAACTTGCGTAGAGGCACTAAATAGCCGTAATAAGGGCTAGAAGTGTTCTGAGGGTTGAAGTATGAATCAGGGTCTAGGACTCGCACAATGGCTGTACCGGCGATGTATTGGTCGCTCTGAATATTGCGCCCGCGCTCGATGGTGATATTACGGACATTAGGAGTTAGATCAACAATAGGATCAGGAACTGTAGAACTTGCAAGTGTGCCTGTTCCCAATATGCCGTACTTAGCATCGCCAATAGTAAATGGGTAGCCGAAGGTCGCTCCTGATGAGAAGTCGAAGGATACGGATATATCGGCGGGCAGCGCCACTAGAGTCTCCAGCCGCCGGTGAGTCTATTTACTGATGATGCTGTACCTGACATTGAAGTATCTTGAAGTGCTGAGGCAATTGTCTTGCCGTCAATCTGAAGCGTTACATTGAGGTAATCGCCAATGGTGCTTGCACCCGCTCCGATTGGAGCAGCAAGGCGAGCGATGTCTGCCGTTGTTGGCATTGGTGCAACATTGCTCTGAGGTACTCCAGCGTAAGGATTAGAGCCTGTGATTTGTCTAGCCTTAGTAGCAATCATGTCGAGATACGCTTCCCATGAAGCAAACGGATTCTTAGCATCAGGAAGGCTTGCAAGATATCCTGCTAGTTTCTCGCCTAGTCCTTGAGCTTTAGCAATTTCATAAGTTAGCTTCTGTGCCTCTGCTGTGTTACCTGTAAGCAATGCGAACTGAAGTTCTACGCGCTTACGATCCTCATCAGATAACTTACCCTTGAGGGCTGCAATGAGTTGAATCTGCTCTAGGTCAAAGACAGAGCCAGCCTTCTTAAGCATATTCTGCTTCTTCTGCTCATCAGTTAAAGCCTTCTGAGCCTTGACCTGCTTAGTCTGTAGCGCTACTAGTTCCTTGGCTCGCTTAGCTGCTGCGGCTTCTGCTTGGCGCTGTTGCGCTGTGCGGGCTGCTGTTCCTGCTGGTGACTTAGATCGATTAGTTGATGGCTTGCCCTGTCCGAACAATGCGCCGTTCTCGCCTAGGAGACCGCCAAGGCTTCCAACATAGTCAAAGGCTCTATAAAGTTTAACAAGTCCACCAACTGCAAGACCTACGCCCTGAGTAAGTGTATTGATTGACTTGGCAATATCGTTAATCGTCTTGGCTGCATCAGTAGCGCTTGAACCGCCGCCAATCTTAGCGAAGGCATCTACTAACCCTGAGCCGATAGTCTCTTTCGCGTTACCTGCTGCAACTGCTAGAACTTCCATCTTGTATGAAGTTGTATCGAGATATGCCTGAGCCGCTCCTGCTGATCGTGCCAGCATGATGCCTAGAATCTCGTTGAATGACTTGGTTGTAATCTCTGCTCTAGTTAAGCCTGTGTTGTACTTAACGAGTCCACGAGTAATTCCTACATAACCCTTGCCTAGGTCAGTTGCAACTGTTGCTAGGTCAATGCCGCTTGCTCGACTAATCTGAATAGCGTTGTTGAGAAGTTCTTGAGACTTGGTTAATGATCCTGTTGTTGTTAGTAATCCTTGGAATGCTGGGCGAAGTACATCATCAGCAATAGCAGCGCTCTGCTCTAGCTCTGAGATGAAGGTCGCTACCTTGACCTGAGAGAATGAAAGCCCAAGGTTATCTACTGCGGTGGCTAGGCGATTGGCTGCCGCCTCATCAGCTGCGAAAGCCTTTACTGCGGCTGTGCCGTAAGCCTTCATGGCGCTTACGCCAAGGACTAGACCAAGGCTCTTGCCTAATTGAATGACTCTCTTATCGAGTCCGAATACGGCTTTATCGGCCTCTTTAAAGGCTTTCTTACCTTTGAACTCTGCTGCTAAATCAATTCTTAAGTCTGCCATTAGACCTTATCCTTCATTGAGTTGAACTTATCTCTAGCCTTATATATGGCTTTGACAACTCCATCTTGAGCCTTGCCGCGATCGTCCTCGAACGCTCTAAAGATTCCTCTACCTGTCATCTTTTGACCCTTGCCTACCAACTGACCACCAAGGCGCGGAGTGAAGTTTCCTGTAATGCCTGACTTGCGACCTGCTGTCTCGTAGATAGCACCGGCAGCGCCTTTGTTAAAGATAGAGGCTAGGGCAGCAAATCCGTTGCGGTTTGGCTTGCTAGGTGATGACTTGAAGGTAATACCCTTGCGAGCCTCTTGATAGTCGTAAGCACGATTAGCCCAGCGACCACCAGCATTGGGACGCTTGAGCCAGCCGCTTGGAGCTTCTTCATTGCTTGGAAGAAACCCTTGAGCGTTTCTAGCAACAGGCTTGAGGAATGATGCAATTTCTTTGGTTGTCTCTTTAGCCAATGTAGGCTCGACAACAGCAAGGGCTTTCCTAAGAGCGGTTGCGCCTTGCAGCTTTACTGGCATCGCTTCGCTCCTTCGCTATGTCCTTGAGGACTTCTATATGTGCTTTGAAAGCCATCGCTGGAAGTTCTACGATGGTGTTGAAAGGAACTCCATACTCGTAACTAAGCCTAGCTGCGAGATAGGTGAGGGAGTTCCGATCTATCCTAAAGGGTCAGACTCTAAGACCTCAACTGACTTGAGAGTCTCAAGGAATAATTCCCCGAAAGGCTTTACCACTTCACCCGAGCGTCTAATTGCTTCCCAGCAGAGCCAATAAACATCGCTCTGCTTTTGATCCTCTATAAGAGCTTTGTGAAAGCCCTTCTTGGCGTACTGCTCGAAGGCGTATTCAATAAGCGGAGTAATCTCGTACTCTGTTACAGAATTGTCAGCCCTTGTTACCTTGAGTTTTGCCATTTTAGCCCTTGCTTTCTATTAGGAAGTTGTTACTGCGATTGTGCCTGAGACATTGAATGTCAGGCTCTGTGTTGAGAGATCAGCAACTGAACCGTTGATATCGGTTGTGTTGTTAATCAAGCAAGTCATTGAGTAAAGCGGGTTAGCTGCTGAAGTAGCTGCTGATGACTGCTTAACTGTGATTGGCGCGTTAGTTCCCCAGATGCCCTGAAGTGTCTGAAGTACTTCACCTGTTGCTGTATCGTTCAAGAAGTCAATTGTGATTGATGATGCTTCGAGTCCCTTTACGAACTTGTGACCTGAGTCACCCATCGCTGTTACTTCGAGTTCATCGAATGAACGGTTGATTGTTACTGCTGTGACATGGTCTGAGAGATCAACTGCATTGACAGTTAGAACTACGCCATTGTTTAGAAATACTGCCATTTCAGTTATTCCTCATCTTTCTTGGTAGTTGGTTTTGGTGCTGGTGCTGCTGGTGGAACTTGACCGATTTTGATTAGAAAGTCAGCCTGCTCCTTTGTCCAATCGTTCATCGATTAGCTCCATTCCGTTAGGGTGCTTATTGCAATGTCGCAAGTAAGCAAGTCTCCTGAAGCAATACTCAGAACGCTAGGCGCGCTGATGCTTCCGACATTAAATACAATGCTGGAAGCCTCTAAAAGGCTGAATACGCGAACAATGTCCGCCTCTATGCCAGCAAGGTTGCCCTCGTTATCTAGTAACGGGACAAGGATAGAAATCTTAAAGTTAGCCATTGGAGCGATTGAGGTGTAATCGTTATTAGTCGGAGTGATGTATGGATCAGCAGGAGTAATGATTACTGAGTTCGCAATAGGAGTAGCAGGCGGGAAGGAGAACACGCTGTACTTGGTGTTATCCGTTAGCGCTGTGGCTATGCTGCTTCTGAGGGTGGTGATGGCTGTCATTAGCCCACCATTGAGTTAGGGCTCAAGTATGGCGCGATAAGACCACGCACACGAGCCAAGAGAGTGTTGCCCATGCGGTAAGGGCTAGGAGTGTAGCCATCGATGCTAACGCCACCTGATGAAGGAGCTTGACGGCTCTGCCAGATGTCAATGGCAATCATGAGGCTTGCTTCCTGAATAGCAGGAACTGTTGAAGGATCGAGGTAAGTCTCAGCTGCGCAAGTCCCGAAAGGATTAACTGGGTGGTAAGGCGCTGCTGTGTTGTTGTTGCCAGTAATAGCGTAAGTAATTGAGTAATCGCCTACGCCTGTAATTGTCTTGTTGCCGTTGTGCTTAGAACCTGAGCCCGAAATAACAACGGTCTCTCCTACATAAAAGACATCTTTTACATAATCATTGAAGTAAGAAGTGCCTGTGTTGGTTGTGTTGCTATGTCCTGAGATAGGAGAAGTGTTAGCCCAAATGAAAGGTAAGAGAACATTGTCAGCAGCATCGCAGACTTCTTGCAGGGTAGCGTCAGCATAGAGAGTACCTACGCCAAGAGCTGTGCGAAGTTCTGCAACAGTTGTGAGTGACATTGTTATCCTTTCTAAAGACTTGAGGGGACTGCAAGGGCTCCGGCAGCCCCCTCAAGCGACTTAGGGTCTATCTATTATGTAAGGTTGAACTTACGAACGCCCTTACCTGACTTAGCAAGGTAGATAGCGAGGTATCCGTAGAGATTAATTTCAATCTCGCCAGATGTAAGAACGTTTACGCGGAGCTGAGTTGTTGGTGACTCCCATGTGTAAACTGATGCTGGAGCAACTAGGAATGCTGAGTTATCAACGATTCCTGATGTTGAGATGTTGTGATCAACGATGAGGTCTGTACCAAGTACGCCACCAACAACGCTTGTAGCAACTGCGTTGCCTGATGCGTTCTGTGTTGCGCCCTGTGCTGAGTAGAGTGCGCGGCCTGTTGAGTCTGCGTATCCTGCGATAGCAGCCCACTGATCTGTTGAAGCAACGAGCTTGTTAGCGAAGTCTCCGCCTGTGCCCTTGTATGCTGCTGCGCCTTCTACTGAAACGAATGACTGCAATCCAGCTGCTGTTGCTGCTGTTGTTGCTGCTGTTGTTCCATCAGCAACGAAAGCTGCAAGGAGTGCTGCATCTGTAGCCTTCTCGTATGCCTTGCGGAGTTCTGCCATCATGAGTTCCATGAATGCAGGTGATGAGCGATCTACAAGCTCGAATGAAACGCGCTGTAGGCCTGAGAACTTGTTGATTGAGATAGTGTCATAAGCAGAAGTCATGCCTGTCTCAGATGGTGCTGCACCCTCGTTTGTGTCTGCAACTGTTGGAGCTACATCTGCTGAAGTTGCGTTTGTGTAAAGGCGTGGAACTGTGAATGACATTCCATCGATGCCTGCAAGTGAGCCGCGTGTAGCTGCTTCGAATGCTGGGCGACCTGTGAATGTATCTGTGATGAATGTGTTGAGGTGTGATGGGAGTGTCAAACCTGTGTTTGTTGATGTTGAGTCATCTGCTGCACGGACTGTGCGGCGTGCTTCGTCATCGCCGAGAGCAGCCTTCATAGATGCTTCGAGATACTGTGCTGATGAGATTGGAGCTGTGCGCTCGCGTACTTGGAGATTCGCAACAACTGTTGGGCGAGCCGCTTCGATTGCTGCTGCTTCAACTGCTGGAGCTTCTACCGGAGTGGTTGATTCTTCCACTTGTGGCTCGCTTTCTGGTTGGATTGGTTCAGCAGGGAGAACTTCCTCTGCTGCGATCTCAAGCACCTGAGCAGACTTGAAAGCCGGTTCAGTAACTAGAGAAACTTCTTTTAACTTGGCTGATGTGACAACTGTGTGTCCATCGCGTGATGGCTTTGATGCAAGAACCTCTGCACCCACCGATAGCCCTGAAACCAGTCCTTCTTGTGCCATGATCATGGCATCAGAACCTGCTTGGCTGCGACTTAACTTAAAGGTTGCATAAATACCGTCTGCGCGTGTTTCTGCTGCAATCATGCGGCCAACTGGCTTTTTCATATCGTGCTGTGAGAGCAACTTAATCTTGGATACATCTGCAATGTCGATTGAGCCGGCCTCGAATACAACGCCGCCCATGTTTGTGTTGCCAATCTCGCCTGTACCCATTGGCACAATCTTGCCTGAGATTTCGCGGCGTTCCTCGCTGCACTCAATAGAGGCAGCCTCGATAATTAGGTTTTCCATTAGCTCATTCCTTCGCTTCCGTTGGGAGTTAAGTCTGTCATTTCCATTGCTTGCTCTGTAGAGATAAGTCCTAGAGTTAGGAGCTTCTCAAGAACCTGAAGTTCAACCAATGGATCATTCTTTAAGAATGTATCGAATACTGCGAAGCGAACCTCATGACCTGATGTAGAGATATCATCCATTGATAGGCGAGCCTGAATAGCCTGAATGTAAGGCTCGATTGATAGCGCGTAGAACTGCTTGCGCTCATCCTGCACATTCGCATAAGTCATTGTTGTGTTCTGATCTGCTGACAAGTAATACGCTGGCACATTCATAGCGCGAGCAATCTCTGTAGATAAGTTCTGAATTGCCTCGTTGTACATCATGTCTTTAGGTGAGAACTGTGTTGATTGGAACTCAAGAGTAGATGTTAGGTAAGCAGTAGAGTTATTCTGGCGGCTACGCTTCCAAGCTGCGAGAAGTCCTGAGACTTCATTGGCAGGAAGGTCTGCGCCTGTGTTCTTTAGGATTCCGCTAGACATTGGAGTAGCAGAAGCAACTGAAGCAGCTCTGTTAATGTCAATCGCTGACTGGATTGTGCGACCAGCGCGTTCTAATACGCCCTCATCGAATCCCTGAATTGTAACAATATCATTCATGTCGATTGGGTAAGCATCGATGTAATACTGGGTGATCATGATGCCTTCAAGGTCTGTTGTGAAGGTAACGCGTGTGTTAGCAACCCACTCGAAAGCAGATGGGCGGCCATCCTCAGCATAGCGCTCTGTAACACGAAGGTAAGCCACTCCGTAGAATAGAAGTGAATCAACGCACCAAGTTAAGGTGACGAATGATGGCTGGTTCTTTGCAAGTTGGTTAATCCATCGAGGCGCAGCCATAACTTCGCCTGTGCGCTTGTTGTAATACTCAAGTGGGATAGATGCAACAGTTCCGCAGATAAGGTTACGGGCGCGGGCTACTGATGGCACACTCATAGCATCTTTGCGAGAGACTCGGAGAGCAATCGCGTTATAGATCGATGGAAGGTTCTCACCCATGACCTGCGGTGCAGCTTGCGCTTCTAAGATTTGCGGCTTACGCGAAAAGAGACCCATAGAAGGCAATTATACACTACATGTAGGTCAATCGGTGTATATAGCCGCTACCTGTTGTGGTTTAGTTAATTGATGGACAACCATTGCAGTAGAGATTGCACCCGATACATCTCCAGCACTCTTGCGTTTAACAATGCGCCATGAGGAATCGTTTGTCTTAGCTGCGCAGTTGTTCATCTGCTGAATCCAGTTCTCTTGACCGGAATGAACCAAGCGATGATTGACTAACGCATCTAATAGATCACCGCAGGCCTGATAGAAGGCAGCGCCCGAGATATCTAGGGTTACTTGTCCTGCGTTGGAGAGTCGGTCAGCGATTGATTGAGCCGTGTACTTGTCGAAACATATCTGGCGAGGTCTGTACTGGTCAGCCCATGCCTTAATGTCTACTGCAATCTTTAAATCATCGACTGAGACTTGGCTTTCCCATGTTTGGAGAATCCCAACGCCAATTCTACCGTCAGGCAATATTTGACCAGCAACGAGGCTCGCATTGCGGCGAGATGGAGACACGTCGAAAGCAAAGACTGTATAACCGCCGACAGGAATCGTGAGCGAGGAATCGGACGTGTCCTCAAGGACTCCATGCGGCCAAGGAGATGAGAGAGAATCAATCCATTGACATAACAACTCAGTTCTAGTGTTTTCAATCGGGCTAGTTGCAACTGCTTCTTCAAGGGCTTCCTCCGTA